ATACATGACGTGCCACCCGTCGCCGTATTCGGCTTCGAGGTTCTTGGGATCGCAATGCGGAGGACACGGCACCGACGACTGACCCAGCACAATGCCCAACTGCCACACAACGGCCACCGCCGTTAGAAACGTGCCAATGCGATTTCTCACTTCTGCGCCCGTTCAATCAACCGATCAATCTTCGCGTTCATTTCATGGACCGACTCGGTCAACGCCGTGAATTGCTCTTTCGAGACGCTGGTTTCTTCGAGCTTGGCAATCCGTCGCCGGTCCTCATTTCGCGCTGACACCATCTGACCACCCGCAAAGATGATCGACGCCACGGCAATCATCGTGCTCGGTTCGGTCCACGCATTCAACCCCTGCGCAGCCACACTCCCGACATATCCCATTGATAGACCGATCATGACGCCATTCCCCAAAATCCACATGGGACTATTCCTCCGACGTTCATGCAACCGACGACGTGCGATGGCCGGCAATCGCCGCTCGTCGCGGATCACCTCCGCGCCCGACCTGCTGATAATCAAAAACGGCTGGATCATCGCGTCACCGTGGCCCGTCGTGGTAGCGTAGGCGCATGAGAAACGCCGCAATCGCGCTGGGAGTGCTGGCCATCCGTGGACTGCTGATCGCTCTGTCTTTTGCCGTGCTGTGGAGCGTGCTGTCTCTGCTGTAGTGTCATTTCTGGTCATGCCTCATTGACGCCATGATGGCCGCACGTAGCGCCTGCGCGGTCTGCTGCGCTGGCAGTGCTGATGCGGTCGCCATGCGACCACCCGCGTTATACATCACCTGTCCTCCGTAGGTCTTGAACGCGGGCGAGTTCAAAACGGCCATCAGTCCACTTGTCAGCGACGGCTTGACGCCAAACAGCAATTTCGACACAGACGCCGGTTCTTGCCGACTTTGAATCAAGCGCATCCGCGAGAACGCCTTACCTGCGGGCACCAGCTGAGAGATTTCGGCATTAGCTGCGGCAGCGGCTGGTTCGGCGGCGGCGATCTGCTCTTTAGCGCTGCGTGCAGCGGCCTTGCGGACCTCATTTCCTGCCGTGACGTTCGCATCTGGCGAGTAGTTCAACTTCTTATAGGTCGCGACCTTGTCGGCTTGGGCGTCCTGCACAGATACGTCTTTCCACGCAGGCTTGCCCGGCACCCGTTCGTATTTCAATGGCGAGAAGTCGGCCATCACTGGCGTGCCGTCTTCGGCCACGTCGACAATCGTCGATGACGGTCGGGCGGCACCTGGATACTTTGCACTGACGGCAATCTGCGTCGTTGGCCGTTTGAATTTGTCTCGAATCTCAGCGGCAACACGTCGCGCCGACTGGTAAGCATCACCGCTGCCGAATCCGCTTTTCTGCTTGACGGCTTCTCGCATGGACGCCCGGACAATCCGGCGCGGGTCAACCTTCGCAGTGGAATTAGCGATTGTCTGAGTGAGCCGCTCGTCTGCGTCGCCAACCGCACGCGTCAACGCAAGTGCATTATCTTCGCTGTTCCCGCCTAGTCCGCGAGATAACACCGTGTCAGCAATCTCGCGTTCGCCTGCGACAATATCGCCGCCACGTCGCACGGTATTGGTCTGCTTGGCGATGGCCTCTGGAATCTTGGCCGCACGTAGCCACAGCCGACGCCCCATGTCTGTTACACGGGGCCCGAGACCGCGCACGAATTTTGCCGCGCCTCCAATCACGCCATGCATCAGCATGTTCGTCTCGGCGTCTTTGATCATTCCTTCAACGCCGCCACCACGCGCAGCGCCAGACGCCAAACCTGCTAGACCTTGCGCTCCAACTTGAGCCGCCAGAGAAGCGCCGCCGGTCAACGCCGCCGCACCAGCCGACAACGCTGGCGTCGCCGCTTCTTTCGGGATCACCGGTATATCGTTCCGCTGCGACCCGGCAACAAATGTCTGTGTGGCACGTGGAACATTTGGCGCGTCAGGCACAAAGCCCAACGCCTTGAGGTCTAGCGTCTGCGGCTCATCGGGAATGAACCCGAGCGCCTTCAAATCAAGCGGAGGATTCTGCGGCATCGCTACTTCACCTTCCATCCTGCGGCTTGCAACGAGGCGACATTTGCCTTTGGCACACGCCCTGATTGCTTGCCATCGGGAGAAACGACCGAGACCATGTCGCCATCAGGCGGAGGATTCTTCGCTTCATCCTTTGGCGCAAGGACGCCAGACCGTTCGCGCAGCGAGTCAAGCGCCAATTCACGAGCACGACCGCGGTCTGTGGAGATGCCCTCAGTCTCGCCGTATTGTTTCGCATAAGTGCGACGGTCACGGGCATATTCACCGTCGGAAATAGCTGCGCCAGATACCGGACGCAAGCGTGCTTCAGTGAATTGCTCAAACGCTCGGAGATATCGCTTCGCGCCTTCGCTTAATTGGTTCCGATTCAACATGCCCATTAGTTCCTCTTGCGGCAGTGTCTGAATCTGATACATCTCGCGCTCGGTGATGGCAGGTTCTACCAAGTCAATGGTCGCAATAGCATCGCGCATCTGACGGTAAAATCCGACCGCGTTTCGTTCTCCTTCGGTCGCTGGTCGTGTCGAATTTGTCGCCGGTCGTTTGCCCACGGCTTGTGATCGTGGCACGAAAACAGCTTGCCCATCTGGACCCATAACGCTCTCTAGCGGTTCTTGCGCACGCTCCTTCGGCGTCGGCTTGAATCCTGGCACGCGCTGCGGGTTCATCGGGTCTTCGGGATCAATCGCCATGAGACCTTGTGAGTCTTCGCGAAACGTGAAGTTTTTCGGCTTCGGCGATGGTGTGCGCAGGTCGTTGACGTCAATGCCGGTGATGCCAGCGCGACGCAATCCGGCCACCGTGCGCACGTTCGGATCTGTGATGCCGCTCATGAGCTTGTCGGCTTCAGCGGCTTGCAACGACTTTGCGAGTGCGTCCGCTTGTGCTGCTGCGTCGGCGCGTGCGCGGTCGCCTTTGGCGATGCCGAGATATTCGCTGCCGCGTGCGTCGGCGTTCTGATCCAAAGTCAGCTTACCGAGGTCGATGTTCTGCTTCACCGAATCGGCGGCAATCTTCCGCGCCCGTTCCTCAGCGGCCATCCGAGCGGCCAGCAAGTCCTCCAGCGTCTGCTGTGGCGCGTTTGCGGTCGCCGCGCCAACGAGTCCCCAGTTGCCCATTAGCCGACTCCCGTGAAGCGTGGCTGACGATACAAGCCGTATTTGTTGCGGTTGGCGAGTGAATCGGGCACGTCTTCAGGATTGAGCGCCCCGTTCCCCATGCCGCCACTCATCGCAAAGTTTCCGATCTGCGATTCAGCGCCAGAGATATCAGGCGCACTCGGTTTGCCGAGAGACGCCAGTTCGCCGCCAATGCCAGCGAGACCGCCGATCCCTGACACGACATTCAGCAACTTGTCAAACTTGCCCGCCTTCGGCAGTGGCGTCAGTGCTGCGCTGTCGCCCTTCAAGCCGGGTGCGCCCTGCATGTAGCGCAGCATCGCGTCACGCTGAAACTGATCGCCCATCGCGTCCTTGCCCGCAATCGCAGACGGACGCAAGCCTCCCTGCACACTGACAGTCGGAATCCCGGCCGGCCGCGTGATCGACGCATCGGTGATGCCTTTCAGCAGACCGCCGCGAATGGCCGCGTTCGTCTGTTTCGCACGGTAGTCAGTATCCGTGGCGACGTTCGCCCGTGCGTTCACGGCGTCCTGTCCGGCTTTCTCCAAGGCCAACCGATCGGCCTCGGCATTCAATCCGGCCTCGTTCACGCGAGCCGTGGCGCGGTTGCTGGACGTTTTCCCCGCCAGTTTCCCGATGATCTGAGCGCCGGCCATAATTGCTGCGAGTGGAATCATGATGCCCTCGTTATCCGTTCAGTAGGTTGATGACCGAATCTCGGTTCGCGCCGTATTCCAGGTTCGCGTAGTTGAACCCGAGATTGTTGTCGGCGATGTCTTTGTTCAGTTTGGCGAGTTCGCGCTGTAAGGCCAACGTCTGGTCAAACTGCCCCATCTGCGCGGCAATCCGCATCGCGTCCATGATCTCATTGCGCCGATCGGTCATGATCTGGCGCGCACGGTCGCCGGTGTAGCTTGCCACGTCGTTCGCCTGATCCTCGGCCAACCCTCGGAGTTTGCCGTTGAATCCACCGCTGGCAATCGTGCCGTTCAGCGCGGCATCTTCGGCCCCTTGCTTGCGAAGGTCCGCAAACTTGCGCGACGACACGCGCTTGTAGGCCGCGACAGCGGGATCGCTTTCCACGGTCGACGCGGCATCTGCGGGAGAATCGCCTCCGAGCAGTCGCTGAATCCAAGCGTTCAAGGCGTCACGGTTGGCATTGGTCGACGTGGTTCCGACCATCGAGGCGAGCGCATCGCCGCCGCCTGCAAGACCCTGTTCTTGGGCCATTGACCCTTGTCGTGTCATGCCGCTGTAGCCGTCCAGCACGCCTTCGTCACCGGCTAAATTGGGATCAGCCGACGCGACTTTCTGCGTCATGCGCTCTTCAAGGTAGGGATTCCACCCGACGCGGGTCTTGTTGTCGCTGTAAACATCCGGCGTTGAGGCATAACGAATGCTTTCCGCTAATTCCTGCGCGGTCGGCACACGCCCTAGCCGCTTCTGGAAACTGGCCGTGATCTGCTGTGTCAGATAAGCCGGGTCGAGATTGGCGCGACCGCCGTATTTGTTCGCGGCTCCATCGCCCAACGTCTGCGCCGGCGCGGAGACCTGCACGGCGTCATTCATCGTGCGTGGCGCTGTAGGCGACGGATTCGTGCCACCAACCGCCAACGGCGCGGGCGTTTGCGCGGGCGTGTTCTGGTTCACGAACGCGCCGGCCGGTTGCACCATCGAATTATTGTTCCCGTTCCCAATCGGGTCGAGACCACCGGCCCAATTCCGCTCAAATCCTGCGGGCGCGGCGGGAGTCTTTGCGGGCGTGTTGACAAACGGCGCAGTCGAGATCGGCGCATTTGGGTCTTGATTCGCGTCGATCTGATCCGTGTCATCAATGCCTGGTCGCTTCTTCTTCAGCCCGAACAATTCCGCGTCTGTCTGCATCGCCATGTGTCGCTCCTTACGTGCTAGATTTCACGGGAAACCACCCCGAAAACGTGATGGTTGAATTGTTCGCCGCCGTGACGGTCCACCCACCAATAAAATTGGTCAACGTGAGCTTGTCGCTGTCCGTCGTGCATTCGACCACGCCGACCGCTGCCGGCGCGCCCGCATCCGAATAAATCATCGTCGTGCTCGTGTTGGCCGACGCCATGAGGCCATACGGCAAGAGCAAATAGAGCGCCGTCGACCCGGCCACACTAACGTTGAAGTTCACAAACGACGCGCACACCCACAGCATATTGCCGACCCGTGCGGCGAGAAACGTCGATTGGTTCGTCGATGTCATGTCCCATGTTGTTGGAGCGACCGCCGTATACATCGTGGGATCGAAGCGGATCGTCTCGCCCGAGCCGAGCGGCTGTAGCCGCCCATACTCATGATACCCGCCTGCTGAGGCACACGTCTCCGCGACGATATCGCTGTGCGTGCCGTCGCTCTTGTGGTTCTCGCCGAGGTAGCCTTGAATCAACGAGACGAGCGCCTCAAGCTCCTGGCGCGTGGTTGCGCTCACGAGGCCCGAGTAGGTGAGGTCAGGGAATCCTGTCGCCGCCATTACCGCGCATCCTTCAGCAACTCAATCGCGCCTTCCCAGCTTTCGAGTTCCCATGTCGTATTCGCCGCCGCGCTGTCGCCAATTTCGACCTGCAACGTGCGCAAGTCAGTAAAGTCCATCGCATCAGGGCGCGGACGCACGTAGGCTTCCGACCCGACCGGCGCAATGCTCACGTCGCGGTCGAGCGTGGCAAATCCCCAATCGGCAATCAGTCGCTGACGAATCGTCGTGGCCGTCTGCGCCTTCGCAATCAGCACGGCATCGAGAATCTTCTTGAACCGACCGAGCGGCGCCCAGCGGAATGCCCGAGAGCGCACATATGCTTGGTAGTTGGTTGAGCCGTCTTGTGTGGCGCTCGTGCTCGTGCGGAGCAACGTCGTGCCAGTGGCCGAACCGTAATACGGCGTCGTCGTCAACGGGCGCGTGGCGGCTAACGTGGAGTTAAACACTACCGCGCAGTAGCTCGAGGCGATATCGCCCGTCCACTGCACCCAGCCCTTGCGGATCGAATCGCCGTCCGACACCTTGCCATTGGTCACGTCGAACACGATGAGTTTGTCAGGCGTGTTGCTCGATCCCGTCGCAATGCCCCAAATGATGAGCTTGCGCGAACGGTCGTAGATGCCCCATGCCGTCTGACCCGTGGCCGATAGATTGATCGTGTCCCACAAGTCCTTCACGTCTTTACCCAGCCATTGCATCGTGTAGCCCGTGCCGATGCGATAGGGGCCATCGGACGGATTCAGGAAGTAGAGGCACGGCTGACCGTTTTCGTCCTCGGCCTGCACAATCGACTGGTGCGACACCGCGCCGATGCGCTGCGACAACACGACGCGACGATACGGCGTGTTCGCGTTCCCCGTCGGCACAAACATATACGTCGCGTTCGACTGAAAAGCATAGATCGCGTTATTGAGCGGACCACCGAGACCGCGATCATCACCGCCGGCGCCGAGCGCCAAGTCAATCCATCCGTCCGCTGTGGTCGTGCTTTCGATCCGTTCGTCATCGCCCAAGTCGGACGTGCCGAGGCGTGGCGTGAAGTAGAGCCGACCGCTGACCGGCGTCACTGACGTGCCCGCGCTCGTTTCCCATGCGCCAAGACCAAAGAGTCGCGTGCCGTCGCTGAGGATGTATTTGCACGACGGAAACGGGTAGCACGAGCCATCCGGCGGCGGCACGTCTCCAGTAATCTCGTAGTCATTCGGCACGGTCGAATCGTCCCACGTCGTGGTCGCAATGGTGAGTTCGCCGCTCATCTGCCAGAACGTCACATCGTCAATCGACGCTTCCACAATCCAGTGCGTCTCGCCTTCGTTGGGCATCGAGGCCGGTTGCGCCACACGAGCCGCCGTGCCAAACCCGGACGGCGTAAAGTCGGTCGAGAGACCAGGATTGGACGTGCGCACCGTGACGCCGCTCACCTTTGCCAACACGCGCACGCGGTAATATCGCTTGATCGCCGGATAAGTGCCGATGCCGGTATTCGTCGCGGAGATCGCCCCCGTCGGCGCGAGGCCGGCCCGACGCACGTTCGATGTCGACTCGTTCGGAGCATAGACCTGTAACCGATTCACGGTCGAGTCATACGCCTGAAAGAGTTTGTTATTCAGTGCCGCCGAGTTCCACGACTGTGGAGACGAGGCGACGTTATCTTTCAGCGTCAGCCCCGCCGCCACCGCAGCCGTGACGCGAAGAATTTTCGGCGTGGCGTCCCCGCTGCACATGTGCAGTTCGGCGTCGGTTTCGATGTTGCCCGGCGTGAACTTCGCCAACGCCCGATAGCCGGTAAATGCCGTGCCCGTCAGCGCCTGCACCACGGACCCGGATCGCTTCTTGCCGAGACCGCCTTCGCGCAACTCGATATTGAGACACTCCGCCGCCATGTCGGACGGAATCGCCATCGGCTGATCCCATCCGTCACGACCGAGGCATCGGTCCCACGTCGCAAACTCGCTCGGCAGAGACGACATTTACCAGATCACCGTCGCCGGGAAGTTCGGCCCGAGATTGTTCCATCCGTAGCCCGCCGCCTGATTGCTGGCGACCGGCTGATAATCCTTCGGGATGGTCACCGTGAACTTGAGAAAGTCGGTGCGCTGCTTCCACTCGGCTTGTGAGACACGTAACCGCATTTCATCGCCCACGCGGGTGTATTCACGCATCCGCGCATACAGCGACGGCACATCATGAAAGTCAGTCGGGAGCAACGGAATGTCGTTCGAGTTCACGAGGTCCGACAGCACAAACTGCACATCAAACGTATACGCCACGTTGTCACTGGCCGGCGTCGGCCACAGGCGCACCTGCTGATATTGCGCGGACGTTTGGCCCGGCTGGAGCCGCAAGATCACGTTCCCGCTGACCGCCGCGTCATAGACCGTCACGACGCCGACCGCTGCGGCGCTCATGTCCAGCTGCGTGATTTGCACGTAATCGGTCAGCGTGCCAATCTGCACCCGCGTCGTGCCCGTCAACGCGCTCGAGGCCGTCACGGGTGCGGCAATGTCACCGTTCGCCCGCACGCCGTTAATAGCGAATGTCTGCGTGGTGTCACCAGCCGCAGACGAGACGGCCCACAGCCCCGTCGAGGCCGGATGCCGCTGCACGACGCCATAGCCCCACGGAATCCACGCATCCGAAAACGACGACGAGTTCTGCAGGCCTGGATCAATCGTGCGGAAGGCGTCTTTCGTGATCATCCGCAGACGCACGGCGTTTGTGACCTGCGTGACGTCATAGACCACGTTGACGGCCATTGGGAGCGCATACACGCCCTGCCCCGTTACCGTGTTGATGTCGAACTGTCCATCCCGTAGCTGCTCCATGCCGGGAATCGCCATGACATGCCGGTAGCCTTCGTTAATCCACCGTTTGATGCGCGTCACCTGCGCGGTCGACGGTGACGACGTGTAGCCGAGGTCGTCATACGTGGCTTGCAGCATGTCGTTAAAGGTCATCGCGGCCCCTGCGTAATTTGATAGTTTCGTGCCGCCACGGTCAACTGCATCAGCACGATGACGGACGCAATCACGACGGCGGTCTTGGGTTTCGTCTTGCCCACCTGCACCAGCGATCCCGCTATGATGCCATTGGCCACTGTTTTGACCACGAACAAGCGCGGCGTCGATCGTGACGCCCAGCGCATGAACGGATTCACCTCACGCCCATAGCCGGATGTGACGGCCGCTCGTGTGGACAGCGTATCGACGACGCCAGACGCGATGAGCGCCGACGTCATGATCGGCGTGCGCTGCTCAGTCACGCCAGAGAGCGCTACGACGAGCGCCAAAGCGCCGACCGTCACCGACGCGCCCCTTGCATCGACTGAATCCGCGATAAGGCGTCCGCCGTCTGTCGCTGCTCGTGGAGCCACAGCAAGTCAGACGCGATCCACCGGCCATACGTCAGCGCTAGAATCGCGAGCGCGGTCAACGCGACCGCCGTCAGCAATTGGCGTTTCACTTGCCACCGCCGTTCATGGCTTTCCGTGCGGCGATCTTCGCGGCCAACTCGGCCAGTTCTGTCGACGTGGCTTCGTCCGTGGCTGTGCGTCGCAATTCGTCCCGGCACGACTTCGTGAGCTTGTCCACGTTGTCCTGCACAAATGCCGTCGCATCGGCAAACTTGTTATTGGTCGCTGCCGCCGTGAGTGCGGCCAACTGATTGTCGTCCACCGTCACCGTAATGTTGTTGTTGACCATGTGCCTACTCCCTCCGAATTTGCGGATCAGCCAGCGGAACCGCTTCGGCTTCAACGGCCTTCTCGGCCTCCGCTTCGGCGTGCGCCTTCAGCACGGCTGTCGCCGCCATCACCGCGCTGTCCTTGCTGTCCATCGCCTCGACGAACTGCTCTGCAAGACGCTTTCGCTGCTGGTTCTTCCACTCATCCAACTTACTCGTCACGAGCGCGTCGATCTCCGTCTGCGCGTCGGGCTGCGAGTCGAACGTGGTCTGCTCGTCACCAGCGAATGAAATGTTTGTTGTCGCCATGTGTTTATCTCCCCGTACATGTCACTGACAGAATATCGCTGGCTGTCCACGCGATTGCCAGTCCCGTCGTGCGTGAATAGTTCTTCAGGCTCACGCTTGTCGTCGTGGTCGCCGTTTGCGATGTGATGTAGCTGTCGGGCGTAGACAAATTCTGCACGGAGCACGCCCAGCCATTTGTTGCGGCAGGCATCGTCAGTACGCCAGTAGACGCCGCGCCTCCAGTTCCAACGTCGATGGTAAACGCCGCTGTGCCGTTGCTCGTCGGGATGCTCGGTGACGTACCAAACCCGCTGGCGATTGTTGGTGCCGTGGCAGATATCACCAAATTTCCGTTTGTGGCCCCAATCTTGAACGAGGTATTCGCTGTTAGCGGACCGCCGACACGGGTGATCGACGTTGACACCGACTGAAGCAGTAACACTCCGGTCGCTGACTGTGTGTCGATGCCGAACACGTCACTCGACGACCATGTGAGTGTTCCGTATTGGCCTCCATTAGCCGTTCGACCAAACACCATTCTGTTACCGCCGCCACTCGCAGCATTGATAAACCACGCCTCGCCAGAGGTTGGCGCTATTGACGTGCTGCCTACCCCAAGCGCGAGCATTGATGTCGCACCACCGTCAGCCGTGCGGAACACGCTCGTGCCGTTGTCGAGCAGGTTGAGAATGTCTGTAGTTGTGGAGCCGTTGTTGCCGACGATAGCCGCCGACACCATTGTCGGCAACGTCGTGCCGAGATAGGCGTATACGCCCGTCTCATTACCCGATGAATTGCGAGCCATCCCGATGACACCGATGTTGTTTTTGCTGGTAATGGATGACTGCGCCGATCCAGCCGCACCGATGTTATAGAGGGAGTTGCTGTTGAGAACAATGCCGTAGGTGCCAACCGTTGATCCTGAATCACCACCACCACCGACCGAAGTTTTTCCAACGATCGCAATGGAAGATACCGGTGCCCCAGAGTAGAAGTCAGCGCCTCCGACGGCATTGGTCACAGCTTTGATGGCGTTGACGCCATTGGACGCAGAAGATCCGTAGCTAAGCGAGACATCCAGTACGGTCGGTGCGCCACCTCCGAGTGAACCAAACGTCGCGGACAGATCCACCATCGACGACCCACCGCCCGACGACGCGAACGTGCCGGTAATCGACAAGGGCCGATTGGACCCAGACATCGACGAGCCATAGGTCAGCGCAATTTGCTTTGCGGCCAAACCACCATCATTCGCCCCGCCACACGAGGCCGACGACACGCCAATGACGCCCGCGCTCACGCGCTGAATCCAGGTGTCCGCCGTGGACCCAAACGAGATACAGCCCGCGCCGGCCGGAATGGATCCGCCGCTCCCAAACGTGACAATCAGATAGCCGTTCGCGTCCGTCCGCACCCGGAGATTTGAGAACGGCGTCAGCGGGCCGTCCGGCGCGGCATACGCGCCCGCCACAGCCATGACATAGCCGTTGCTGTCCGTGCGCCCCTTCGCATTCGGCCACGGCGTCAGCGGGCCAATCGGGGCCGTCTGCGCGGCGACCACCGCGCCGAGCGCCACGCTCCCAAGAATCGTCCATCCCCACTTCTTCATCGCGTCTCGTCCTTCCATCCGTGCGCCAACGCCCACGGTTGCCCTGCGGCTTGAATTGCCTGTAACTCGGCGCGGCCCTCGGCACTATCCATCTGTGCCAGCATCGCCGCGTCGTAAAACGCCACCGTCTCGCCGTCGGTCCGCAAACATGCAAACCGGCGACAATTGAACGGTTTTACCTCATGCGCCCCACAACGGTTGTCGTCCGTCACGAACGGACACGGCCCCGTCTTCAACATCGTGAACGCGGCCCGTGGGTGATACTGCCACGCCAACGGACGTGACGCCCGCCCCGCCACCGCTTCCAACTCCCGACGCTCGGCAAACGTCATCACGACATACGCCGGTTGTCGGCAGCAGTCGCCGCGTGACTGGCATTGCCAACTCACGCAAACTGCCACGCGCCATCGGGCGCATCGCTGACGTGATGCACGGTCCGACCGCCCACGCGGATCGTGAACGTCAAATCACCCGACGGAATCGCCACGCGCTCACACTGCGACCGATGCGTGTCGAACACATCCACCCAGATGTGACCATCCGGCAAGACCGGCGCGGCCACCTCGGGCGCATCATCAACCACGGCGACCGGATCAACGATGACGAGCGCGTCATCCTCGACCACATCGCCACTCGGACGTTTCTTCGCCATTAGACCGCCACCGACTTCCCGCTGTGCAGCGCATCAATCTGCGCCTTCATCGCGGCCATTTCCGACATGAGTTTGCCAATATCGGTCGCGTCCTGGCCCGTCGCCAGTTCCGTGAGAATCGACGGCAACGCATAGACGCCCGTCAGATCGTCGGCGCTCGACGCCGGAATGGTCACAATCAATCGACCGCGACTGCCATTGGTCGGCACTTCACAGACCGCAGACCACAGACCCTTGCGGGCTGACTTGCTCTCGGTAATCGCGTTGAACAGGTCAATTTCCAGCGGTGTCAACTGTTCGTCGCTCTGCTTCACGCCACAGAAAAACGTTTCCCGCGCCAACTTTGACTTCGGGCGCTCTTCCTCGCCTTCGGGGTGTGAAAACGCCGAAATACGCGGGTTGATCGCGTTCTCCGGGCGCTTGCCCCGCGTGTGCTCATTCGCCAGCTTCATGATCGCGCCGGCGAGCGCCTCGTTGCTCTGCCCGATGCCGCCGCTCATCTTGGCGACCAACTCGGCCAGATCATCCAAACTCATCGAAATTGGCTGTGTCGTGCCGATCAATTCCATGTCGTCTCGTTTTGCCATGTGTCCCGATCCTTTCAAGGGAAACGCACGGACGGGGCGACATTGCCCCGTCCGTGCCGTGTCTGTTACGGCGCGATCGTGATGAAGACCGGCTTCACCTTCGTATCAACGCCCGTGCAGAGCATCGAGCCGATGATCTGCAACGTGCCGCTGTTGATCGCCGCGCCACCCGCCACCGCTGCCGGCGAACTGACCGACTGACCGACCGCGGGCGTGCCATCAATCAAGACGCCGCCCATGCCCCACGTCTGAATCCAGCCATAGGACGCCGCCGCAATCGGATAGACCGCCACGCCAACCACCGCGCCCGTGAGTGTGGTCACGGGAGCCTGAATGACGTTCTTGTAGGGATTGATCTGCAAGTCGAGCTTGCTCGATGTGGTCAACGCCACCTGCACGCCATCTTCGGCGACCAGATTCAGCGTGAACGCCGTCGATGCCGTGATCGCCGCGTGGCCGCTGATGCCGTAGCTGTAGCCGAGACCGGGCGTGGTCGAAATAACCGCGATGCCCTCGGCATACAGATTCGCTGCGCCCGCCGTGGCCCCTGGCGTCACGGTGACCGCCGTGGCCCCAATCGCCGTCGCCGCCACACCGCAATTCAGGTGATTGGCGACCTGTGCCGCCGACTGAATCACGTTGCCCACGACCAGCGCCGATGCGCCCGCCTGCACGTAACGATACACGCGCCCGAAGCGGTCCTGTGCCGCCGTGCCGAGCGCATACATCTGCGTGGTCGAGTCATTCAAGACCTGACCGTTAGTGACTTGCAACCGTCCTGTGAGATTCATGTCCGTCGCCTCCGCTTACGAAATGGCCGACACGACGCCGAGGTAACGGCTGCCGTTGGTGCCAAGGTTGCCAAACGTCTCGGTCACGTAGACGCGAGTCATCTGGTTTGAGGGCGAGACGGGTTCTTTCATCTTCATCCACGCGCCCGCAAGATACATGAGCTTCAGATACTTCGGGTTCACGAACCGCAGTTCGCTCGCCGCCGCATCTTCGTCGTAGAACAACGCCGCGCCCTTGAACTGGATCGCGTCGTTCAAGAAGGCAATGTCGCCGCCCGTGGCGCGGGCATCGCGTTCGATCTTCTCCACCGCCACCAGCAACGACTCGTAGCCCTCAAACGTGGCGCGGTCGGTGATGGCCGCTGTCGGCGTAGATTCCACACCGCCGAGCGAGCACTGGTTGTAGGTCGTGGTCATCGACGTGCGCAGATTGTCGAAGGCCGTCGAGGTCTTCGTGCCCGCGTTCTGACGATTGCGCCAGAACGAGAACGTCGCCCGGTTGATCCCGCCGACCGTGCCCGTGGTGGGCGTGGCCGAGATGATCTTCTGGATACCGTCGAAGTCCTTGCCGCCGTTGCCCGTGCCGTCGCCGTTGAGCATGACGTTGAGTGACGCGATGGCCGAGTTCTTGCCGTTCTCGAGCTTCGATTCGAGAATGTCGATCTTGCGGTTGGCCTCGGCGTTACGCGCCAATTCCAAGTCGCTGAAGACAATCGTGCCGGCCGCGATCTTCTGATCGTAGCGGGCGCAATCGAACACGTCGATACGGGTCGTGTCGAGCGTCTCAAACTCGCCGTAGCTCTTGAACGTGGTGTTCTGCGCGTATTCGATGGTCATCTCAAAAAGACGGCCACCAGGCACCTGTTCCTTGAAGCCTTCGTCACCGAGGGCGTAGAACAGCGCACGCGAGTTGAAGATGTTGTTCGTCGGTTTCTTGCCAACGACCGCTTCCCAGAGGGTCGCAATTGTTTGGCCCTGATTCGGTTCTGACATGACTACTCGTTAGCCCGATCCGGCGCGTGAGTAGATGTTGCCATGCGGGGCACTGACGCCGCCACACGAGCGAAACGAACGCGACTAGCCGAACACTCGGTCTGCCGCTGCCGCTCCGCCATGTTGCAAGATCGCATCTTTGAACGTCTTCACAGGGGCAGCCGTTCCCCCGCGTGACACACTGCCCGCAGGCCGTGCGGTCGTGGCTTCGCCCTTCCGTTTGAGTTCTTCAAGCAGACTCGTCCGCTCGCGCTCTCGAATGGTGGGTCGATACGACTCTCGGTAGACTTTCAAATACGCGCCTTCCAACGAATACCGCTTGTCTTTCGCCATCAGGGATTTCAGCTGTGGCTCAAGTTCTGGGAAGCCTTCCCACTCTTTCCGAGCGGTGTCGACAATCGACTTGGCTTCTTGCATCTGCTTCGCCTGAATCGCTTCGATCTGCCGCGCCTCGGATTCTTGCGTGAGGGGCTGAATCTTCGCGTCAATCTGGGCTTGCAGAGCTTGCATCATCTGGCCGACACGTTCGGCGCTGTAGGCGGTCGCCCCGTCCTCGGTCTGGAGGTCAGCGGCGGGTAGTTCAAAGCGGGCCGGCGTCGGCGCTTCCGTCTGCGGCGCGGCCAACATGCCCGCCTGACGCAACTGCTGCCCGAAGGATTCATAGAACCCGATCGGATCGGACGCAATCGCCCGCAACTGTTCCATGCTGTCGCGGAAATCGTTCGGATCGACCGTGTTCCGCAGTTCGGCCCACGGGCCCAGCTCGGCTTCCCACTTGGCGCGTTCGGCGCTCAAGACCTGCGGATCAACCGGAGCCGCCGACGCCCGCGTCACGTCGTCAGTGACGGCCGGATCGGGACCAGTCGGACGCGAGGCCGACGACTCCGGTTCAGCCGCCGCTCGTGGCGTCAGCGGGTCGCTGGCCGTCGATTCCCAACGGTCCAAGGCTTCACGAAAATTACGCGGAGATTCCGATGAGAAGTCACGCGACTGTGGCGCAGGTGCGCTCTCGCTCGTCGATGGCGTGCTGGCTGGTGCTGTGGTGTCTACGACCGCCGCGTCACTCATGTGCGCTCACTTTCGCATGAAACGTGCAAGGTGTCAAATATTTGACACGCCATTAGTGCGTCACGCCTCGCCAAAACCGAATGCGGCATTGACACGTCATCACAATTTGTTCGGTCGACATCTCCAACTCGCAGGCTACGCGGCACCCGACGCAGTAGAGCAGATGGTTCAAGCGCAGCCCCCGCAGCGCCTCTTGCTCACGGTGCAGCAGCTTCGCGTCATCGTCCTGAATCAGCACGGTGGGCAGCAGTTTCGCGCCGTCTGGACCGACGAGCGATCCTTCCGTGCGGTCGAGCGACGTGATGGCATCGGCGCGGGTGTAGCTCATGTCTGTCATACAGACATGCGCCCGCACACGGTTGTGGCAGTGAATCGCCATGCCGCTATTGCCGCGAATCGTCACGCGGCACCCGCTCGGCGCGCCTTGCTCGAAACACACGTCACAGTGCAGCGCCTCTTGCAAACCGTAACGCTGAAACACGCGGCCCACGGCAAATAACGTCCGCGTCTGCCACTCCGTCAGATCCGGTTCAATCTCGATGGGCTTCTCTGGCGCGGTTTCGACCAAATCGACCGGATGCACCTCATCCGGCGCAATGTCGCTCTCCTGCTGATCCTTCATCCGCAGTCCGCGACGTTTTAGTTCACGCTTGAACTCCGTTTTTGTGGTCGCTTTGACCGGCGTCGGTCCGAGATTCTGCAACATCCCGCCTTCGAGCTTGTCGATGTCCCACAACTCGTCCGTGTGAATGGCCGGCGATACCGGCTTCAGATCGTCGCTCACGGTCGCACCGGTTTGCATGACGTTGTGGGGTGATCGCATCGCCGCATGGCGTCAGTGATCGGGGCACGCTCACCCGCATAGTCACATACGGCACACACGAGCTGCCATGCCCACGCTCCGCGACGCCCTAGACCAAACCACTCGCGCCAACTCAACCCATCACGCGACATGATGCTGTGCCACGGGCGCTCGGCCCATGTCTGTTGACCAATGCCAACCCATCGGCGATAACTCGCACGCCACCGTCGATATACGCTCACTGCGGCCCCACTTTCGGCCCCGACCGTTCGCCCGTGCGGTCGGCGGCATGTTGGTCAATCGTTGGCACCTTATTCGCGGCCCCACCATGCGGCAACTGCGGGAACATCTGCCCGATGGTCTGCCCCATCTGCACCGCGCCGTCGCTGATTGGCGTGCCGTTCGCTTTGAGCAATTCCTCAACCACCGGGAACTGCGGAGCCATCGGCGACAAGTCCATCCCCGTGATCGACACGCTCATCTTCGGGCGATCGGGCGGCGGTTGCGGCGGCTGGGCGACTACGACGCGGCCTGGATCAAGGTGGAACTTCTGCGCCAACATCCGATCCAACTCAATGCGATTGAAATTGGGATCGTTCGCCGCGAGATTGTAGAGACGCAAGAACAACTCGCGCTCCTGTGAGGCATCCATCCGGATGGTCGAATCGGGACGCGCCTCAAACCGGAACAGCCCCTGAATCGCGGTCTTGTTCCACTGCGTCAGCACTTCGGCCCCATCCGGCCCGAGCATCGGCACAAAGTCGGCCTCATCGGCAAACTGCTGCATGAGCGAGAAAACCTTCTCGGATCCGCGCACATACCACCGCAGCACCTTCGCCCGTTCGGCACTCAGGCGCGAGTCGGTATTGTTCTGCATGATCGTGGCTTCGGTCGCCGTCTGCGCGTCGGTCGCTGTGCCGTTCTGATTCGCGCCGAGTGCCCACTCGCGGGCAATGTCGCGCTCAATGATGTCTTGGAACGTGAAATTCTCACGCGGGAAACCGCTTTGCTGGACGCTCCCGATAATCTGGTTGCCGTCGCCCAGTAGCGGAATGATGCCTTGAATCTCGCCCTTTTCGAGGCGCTCAATCGTGGCCTTTGCTGATGGGTCGACCGACGTATTCACCCAGCGCAACGGCAGATTGCGTCGGCGCTGCTGCACCATCTGCGACCGCGAGAGCGATAACTCATCGACCTGTGCCCGGCTCATCGAACAATCAGACGGCGGGTAGGGATCGTCGCTCACATAGCGCAACGTCAGAATGTGAATCGGATTACCGCGCATGCCGGCGACGACACGTCCACGCTTGTCGAGCACCTGGTAGGGCGAATCCCGATGCACGATGATCCGCGCCTGTGACCGATCGGCACGGCTCCCGCCGCGTCCCATCGCCAAAATCAACTGCGTGTAGCGTTCGGGGTCGGTGGCGTCCACGCGGTAGACGCTCGACTTATACCAGACCTCAATCGCCCGGACCATGTTCGGCGTGGCCTGCTGGTCAGGGTCAGTCGTCAGTCGGTTGTCGTCCTGCGAGACCGTCGCGGCTTCGTAGTCGACGCCGTAGCGTGCCTTGAACGTGTCTTTGTCCGTCAGCACTTCGCGCCACAGATACGGCGCTTGGTCGTAGTCGGACCCGGTAAACGACGCCGGAATGCCGACCTTCATCGGCGTTTCGCGCTCCCAGAAATACGACTCGCGGATGATGTTCGGGAGACGGTTCACCAGCGGTTCGCCCGTCTCCGGGTCCACCGCCGGCCGCTGTGCCGGTTGGCCGTCTGGCCCCAGCATTGGTTGGCCCGTAAACTCATCCGTGACGGGCTCCATCACCGGCTCTTCGATATCCGGCCCACGGAAGCACTCGTAGCCAATGACGCTGACACCGAGACCGGCCGGGCAAATCAAATCCGTGAGGATCTGATCGACCGTCGCCATCACATTGATGTCGTAGTTCAGCTTGTAATTGATGACCGCTTGGGCCAACGGCGCGGCCTGCACATCATCGACGCGCTTGGCCTGCAACTGCAATTCGGGTGACTGGAAGAACAGCAGCGCCTTTTTGGCTTCCGTGTTCGCGTAGTCAATATTGACGTTGATCGTCTCGCGGCCAGAAATGCCAAACTTCGTGAGACTGGCCCCCGTCGCGTTCTTGTAGCGCCGGATGTTCTCTTTCCAGAGCGGTTCTTTCTTCTTCCGCAGCGTCTCATCGCGCTGAATGGCGCTCACCCACGCCGTCAATGACCCCGCGCCCTCTTCCGGCAGCGGCAACAGTCCCAGATCGTCGGGCGCATCCATTGCCGGATAGTGTCAACGAATTGACACGCAATGTCAAATCATTGACGCTTTACCACGTCGATTCTGCCGCCGCGCTCCGTGCCGCCGCCAACGCCGCGCCCATCGTGCCCGCTTCCGGTTCCGGATCGGCAACGATCGTCGGCGCACTCCGACTATGCGCCCCGTAGCGGAACGTATCGAGCGCATGGTCGTCGGGATCGTCGATATCCTCGGCATTGTTCGCCGCGCTCATCACCCGCCCCACCGACCGCACGAGATAGTGACAATCGGGCGACACCGTCACCCACGGCACAGCCGGTTCAAGCCCACGCACCGGACCCATCAGCGCATGGAGACGATTCCACCCGAGCACGCGGTCATTCTTCGCCTTGACGAGGCCATACATCCCGGCTTTCATCAACGACTCGGCAATCGTCTCGCCCGTCTGCTGCGAGGTCTGCCACATCGCCGGATCAGCCGCCGTATACCGCATCTGCCCCGGCGTAATCCCCAGCTCTCGGTCAATCTCGGCCACGCCCACCGCCACCTCGGCCGGATCGCGGTCCTTGAACTTCCACTCCCGCGCCACATGCAATCGGCCATCGGGCAAGCACGCCCACCACAGCACCACGCCCCACGCCACGCGGCCCCAATCCATCGACCGAAACCACGACAACCCATCGGTCAACGGCAGGTCCACGACGTGATACGGACGCCCGTCCACCATCGGACGCCACCGTCCGAAAAACATCCCCGGCACGACGTCCCAATTCCCGTGACGTAACTGCTCATACCGATCGGCACTCAGAAACGCGAGCGACGTTTCGTAATTGCTATCAAGGTAGGGATTATCCTCCAACGTCGCCGGCACATACGCCCACTGCGACGGGTTATACAACTCGCGGAACTTCGGCGCGAAATGCTCCCACTCGGGCGCATGGTTAATGAACAAGTCCTTAATGAGCTGCGCCGAAGGGCCACCAGGATTCGTCGCAAAGAAACACCACGGCCCCCCCGCCGCCTTAATCGCCTCGGTCGACGGCCCATTTGACCCACGCGCACGGGTCGTTAACTCCGGGATCAACAGCGGATTCAACGTGGTCGCCTCATCGACGAAAATCTCGTCATACTCGGTCGACAGCAACCGCTGCAAGTCGTCCATGTCATCCGCATAGCCCGCGAAAATGTCCGACGTGACCCCGCTCGGATGCCGAATCACCAAATGCTTCTCCGACACCCGCCAATCGCAATCGACCCCCAGCTTTTGCATCTCCGCCACTTCGCCGGGAAACTTGCTCAGGTGCGTCTTCTTCAACTCCTCTAACGACTTGCGAATCAGCAACCCCTGGTAGCCCGGATACGCCAACGCATGACGCCACAACCGCCCCTTGCGCCCATACATCGACTTCGATCCACCCGCGGCGCCCCCAAACGTCACATACCGCGCCCGCAACTCATCAACCGAGACCTGAATCGGTAACGGCAACCACCACCAGCCGCTGCCCTTTCCCTGCTTCCGCTTGTCCTTCGGCGCAAACCGTATCCCATACGCCATCTGACGCTGACGACACGCCGACGTCTCGCACCACCACATCCCCGAATGCGACAACATCCGCCCACGGCACCACAAACACCGCACCGAGGGATGCGCGTCACCGTCCTGCATTACGTAAACACCCTACGCGGCGAGTGGAACGATTCTTCCAAAAATCGAGAAAGAAACCGCAGAGCTTCGTGTGTAATCATTAAAGTGTTTATATGCCCATGTCGATACGCCCGACTTAACTTCCGGCGCGTGTGATTCGACGGGCGACGACTGCGACCCGCATATGGACGCTGATACATGCCTGCATGACACCGACCAGTCACCGAAACTGCCCGTCCCACACCGTCGGAAATAGCCGCGCCTTCGCCGCCGCGACAGACTCCGGCGTCTTCTCCGTAAACGCCACACAGGAAAACGGCACGCCATCCACCATCATCGGCATCACGACCTCACCCATCTGAGGGTGCAGACACCGCGTCGAGACACCATACGACCGCATCAACGACCCGGCCCACACGCACGACCCGCATGAGCGAATAGGATTGTCAGGCATTACAGCTTCACCCCGAGACGCTTGCTTCTGTTTGGTAATCGTCCGATCCACGACCACGCCTCCGTCTGCCAAAAATCTTAGCACACAAATCCAGTGCGGAACTGGGGTCCCCCCTTTTTGTCTTTGATCTGGTTGGGACCCTTTGGTCCCGTCCTGCTGCACGGCGCGATGTCACTGCTAGATTAACGCAGCGTCAAAATTATGACGCACATAGAACGCAAACGCAACAACATCCTGTGAGAAAAATAGGCGCAGAGTGGAACAGCCACAGCCGCGCCCGTGGGTCCCTGCCGGGTTCGCGCCCCCGATTTGACGGGGTGGGGGTGTGCTTCGCCGCGCCGTCGTGCGGTCGCCGCGAGTCGATGCGCACTGGCCCGGCCCCAAGCCGAGGCCGTGCGTCATGCGTCGGCGCGCTGGGTGAGCATCACGCCACGCGCTAATGCGACGTGGCATGTGCTCGGATTGCGCTGATTATGCGATAGGGCGGGATATCGCCGTAACTTACTGACAGAGTTACACTTACGCTGATAATGGCCTAGTTAACAGAAGTGCCATTATCAGACATTGATCGTTTTGGGCGCAAGAAACCACTCACTTTTCGTTAGTGATGACTTTCGCCTCAGCAAACGGGTCAGCGCCGTCAACGTTCACGACGCTCGTGCCAGTGCCGACCTGGATAATGATGGGCGACACGGGCGCTTGTTCTTGCGCGACCACTCCGGCCGCGGCTAGCCAATCTTTCGCTGGGCGATGGTCGCCTTTACGTGCCGCGATGGGCACAGCCTTGAGCCACTCAGAGGCCACTTTTCCTGCTTTCGCGTGAATAAGAAGGCGAGCGGCGTCTACGGTTGGCCGGTATCGGTTGGCGAGGTGTGAGATGGCGGGTTGTGAGCATCCAACGAGTTTGGCGATTTCTCGTTGTGTGACGCCTTCGGCAATTAGGGTGAGCGCCCTATTACGTTGAGCGACGGTGAGCTTACGGTAGGCGAGTCGTCCTTCTTCGTCTTGATAATCTTCAGGTGCGTCAAAATTAGAGTTTTGAGCGGTCAAAATCTGAGTCGTTGGAAGGTCAGGATCATGGCCTGCGGCGCCTGGTATTTGGGTGGGTGCTGGTGTGGGTGTGTCGCTCATGTGTGGATGATAGCAGGACGGTCAAGGTCGGGCCGGTGGCACGCGGGTCGGCGCGATGCGCCGTGATCTTTTTTTCGTTGGTCTTGCTAATTTTGTTGACACCTTCTCGGGGAGACGTGTATATTGAGTTCATCGGGCGACGGTGCCCGGTGCGTATCTGGGAGGATACAGACATGACAGCACAGACTAAGCAGACTATGTATTTCGTGGTTCCGGCGGAAGGCCACTACGGCGATTCGAGCCGGGTGATGTCGGCACATCGCACACTCTCAGCGGCACGTCGAGCATCGGGCACGGGCTACGTGGTGCGCGAGGGAGGGCTGAAGCGAGGCGATGTGTGGATGCGCGTCTATAGCGAGACGTATCGTGAGATGGCGCTCGTGACGATTGAGGTGAGCAATGACTGAGCACATTGAAAGCGCGATTCACACGGCCAAGTTTACGGTGGACTCGTTGCGCGATGCCTTGAAGCTGGCCACGGCGGTCGAAGCGTCGATGATCCTCTTGCCGATGATTGAGGCCCAGGTTGCCATCTTGCGCGACTTGGAGCGATGGCACGGGGCACGGTCAGAGGACGCGAACGCGGACGCGGTGACGTTGGTGCGGAGAGCCGCGCATCGTTCTTAGGTCCACTATGGAAGACAACCGCACGCTGTAACGCCTCGTCGCGTGACAGTCACGGCACTCCCGTTGTGATGACGGTGCGTGCCCGTGTGTCGTTTAGGGCTGTGGTTCCCATCCGGCACAGGAGAACGGCCGGTTGTTGATGGTGAGCGGGACGATATGCTTGTGATCTGGTTCGACTTGGCATAACGACGGTTGCAGGCAGATCTGATAGTGCTCAGCTCCGTCGAGTATTTGATGCCACCGGCACGTCTCGCACCGTTG